ATTGATTGGACACAAAAAGAAACAGCGCAAGAGCCTCGCCCTTGAGCCGCCGTGGAAGAACGGGGAAACTTTTCCCCATTGAGATTATTGAAACTGAACAGAGTCGCGCAACTGAGACAGCAACGCATTGAACTCGTCTCGTGTTAAGCCTGCGCCAATAATCTCGTTGGTGATGTTGGTCACCAGCTTCTTGGAAACTACGACTGGCTCTTTGCTACCGCTACTGCTTGCCTTGCCGCAGATGCCAACGACAAGATCGTAGAGATCACGCTTGGCGTTCTCATAGTTCTCTGCGCTGGAATTGAACACCTTGCTACCCTTGGCTTTGCCTTCGCCATCGACAAGCTTAACTGTCCAGTACTTGCCTACAAGTGGCATGAGTGTTGTGCGTACAGTCTCACGAGACTTGCGCTTGAGTTGCTTCGTGAGGTCTGCGATGGCTTTAGCCTTAGCGACCTTGGACTTGCAGAACAGATTGACATTAGATTGAACTGACATAGCTATCTCCTAGTTGGAATGGGGAAACCTTTCCCCGTTGTTGGTAAGCACTATTGCTAATCAACACTTTCAGTATCCATATGGGGGGTTTGGGATAGGTCGTTTTGGATATGGCTGAACCCCACCCATCCCCCACTCCCCAAGGCAAATATCGGAGTCCCGTAGCGCACGTGAACACTGTTCTTCACCCGCAAATCCAATTTTTAAAAATCTCGGCCAAAACACCCCACCCCCTCAACTAGATATTTAAAAATCCACACTGCATACTTAACACCCCCCACCCCACTATAAAAATTTTGAAAGATCAATGTCAAAGGTTGGACACAGCACAATAAAAAAGAGCCCCGGGGGTTAGCCGGGGCTTCAAGGAGGCGAACCTCAAGGAGAAGCAATGAACAAGAAGACTTGCGCCATTGCCGAAAAGAAGTGTACACTAACGCTAACGAGGCAACAAGTGCAACGCCAGCACTAACCTACGCACAATGCTTGAACATCTTATTCACGGCGAGTTTCATCCAGAAGTGGTCGACGCCACTGCGGCGGTGCTGTCTTTTGAAAAAGCAGACCCGACAACCACCATCGACGCCAAAGTCAAAACGGCTGAGTGGCTAAAGAATTTGGAGCTGGAAGACGAAGAGATCGAGACCAAGGCCGACGTGCAAGCTGCGCGTAAATCATTCGCTTCACTTGTCACAGGCCAGTCTGTTGCAACAACGCAACAAGCTCTAACATCCATCAAAGCGCCAGCGGCAGTCCAGCACCTAGTAGGAATGCTCACAGCCTATGACTGGGCGTTTGTGGAGCAGGCCAAAGAACTGCGGGGCTACGCAGTGGCTCAGATTTTAGAAGAAGTCAAACATCCAGACGCACGCATCAGGCTTAAAGCATTGGACATGCTGGGCAAGGTCACGGAAGTGGCGCTCTTTACAGAGCGGATCGAGGTCAAGAAGACCGAGATGTCAGACGTGGAGCTTGAGACCCGCATCAAGGACAAGCTCAATAGGTTCATGGGTGTGATCGACGTGGTTGATGTGACCGAAGAACCCACGAAAGAAGACCAAAAGGACGCAGATGAAGCCTGAAAACTTCACAACGCTCAGCAAGCTGGAGCTCGAAGCCATGGCCAAGGCGCTTCCGCACATGTCCTTGCAGGAAAAGATGGAGTTGTTTGAGGATTTAGAGCTTCGTGAGTCCCGCGCCAAGCTACAAGCGGCCAAGCACAACATGCTGGGGTTCGCTCAGAGCGTCTATCCGGGGTTCAAGATTGGTCCGCACCACAAGAAGCTGGCCAAAATCTTCACAGATGTGGTCGAAGGCCGCAAAAAGCGCGTGATTATCAACATCGCGCCGCGTATGGGTAAGTCTGAGTTCTCCTCATACCTGTTCCCTGCGTACTTCCTAGGTAAATACCCTAATAAGAAGATCATCATGGGCACGCACACTGCGGGTCTGTCCGAAGACTTTGGCCGGAGAGTGAGGAACTTAATTGACTCTGAAGAATACCGTGAAGTATTTCCTCAAACGTTGGTGGCGGACGACCAGAAGGCCGCAGGAAAGTGGTCGACTTCTGCTGGCGGTCAGTATTATGCTGCTGGTGTGGGCGGCGCACTTGCCGGTCGTGGCGCTGACTTGTTTGTTATTGATGACCCTCATTCAGAACAGGATGTAAAGTCCAACTCACGACTTGCGTTCGACACTGCGTGGTCTTGGTTCCAGACTGGACCGCTCCAGCGTCTGATGCCGGGGGGTGCGATCATTGTCATCATGACCCGTTGGTCCTTGCTTGACCTCACTGGGCGCCTGATTGACTACCAAGCCAAGAACCCAGAGGCTGTGCCGTGGGAGATTGTGGAGTTGCCGGCCATTCTCAACGAAGATACTGAGCAAGAGAAGTCTCTGTGGCCGGAGCAGTGGCCGCTTTCTTCTTTGAAGTCCACCAAGGCGTCACTTGACCCCCGGTATTGGAACGCGCAGTACATGCAGCAGCCAACCTCTGAGAACAGCGCCATCATTGGCCGCAAGCTTTGGAGAATTTGGGAGGGCGACGAGCCGCCAGAGTGCGAATATGTCATCCAGTCGTGGGACACGGCGTTTGAGACCAAGAACAACTCCGACTATTCGGCTTGCACAACGTGGGGCATCTTCTACAACGAGGAAGAGAACGACACGCCACAGTTGATTCTGCTGGATGCGTTCAAAGACAGGATGGCGTTCCCAGAACTCAAGACTGTGGCGCTCAAGCACTACAAAGAATGGGAGCCAGACGCGTTCATTGTGGAGAAGAAGGCTGCTGGCGCGCCATTGATACAAGAACTGCGCAACATGGGCATACCGGTGCAGGAGTTCAGCCCAAGCCGCGGCAACGACAAGATGGTGCGTGTCAACGCAGTTGCGGATTTATTCAGCAGTGGTAAAGTCTGGGCACCGGACACACGCTGGGCACGAGAAGTTATTGAAGAGGTGGCGGCTTTCCCTGTTGGAGAGCATGACGACTTCGTGGATACAACAACACAGGCGCTGCTACGCTTCAGGCAAGGCGGCTTTATTTCTTTAGACTCGGATGAGAAGGACGAACCCGAGTTGTTTAGACGCAAAACTTTTGCGTATTACTAGGAACACACATGGCAACGAACATCGACAAAGCGCTCTTCCAACAGCCTGTTGGCATTGAAGAATTGGCGCAGCAAGAGTCCCCCTTGGAGATCGAGATCGTTGATCCCGAAGAAGTCACCATTGGCATGGACGGATTGGAGATAAAGATCAGGCCAGACGAAGACGGTGAGGAAGAGTTCGGTGACAACTTGGCCGAGTACATTGATGACGGCGCTCTTCAGTCTCTCGCTGGTGACTTGGTCTCTGACATTGACAACGACAAGGGCTCACGCAAAGAGTGGGAGAAGACTTACGTTGATGGTTTGAAACTCTTGGGTTTACAAATCGAGGAAAGAACGGAACCTTGGCAAGGCGCTTGCGGTGTGTTCCACCCGATGATTACAGAAGCTGTTGTGCGCTTCCAAGCCGAGACAATCACCGAGACGTTCCCAGCCCAAGGTCCTGTGCGTACCAAGATCATTGGTAAAGAAACACCAGAGATTAAAGAGAAAGCGGCCAACGTTGAAGACGACATGAACTTCGAGTTGACCGAAAACATGACTGAGTACCGCTCTGAGCATGAGCGCATGCTGTGGTCACTGCCAGCCACTGGTTCAGCATTTAAGAAGGTGTACTTCGACCCAGCGCTTGGCCGTCAAGTCTCCATGTTTATCCCAGCAGAAGACATGTTGCTGCCATACGGCGCGACAGACCTCGACACTTGCCACCGCATCACGCACGTCATGCGCAAGACCAAGAACGAGATCATCAAGCTTCAGCAAGCTGGCTTTTATCTGGACATCGAGTTGCCTGATGCGCCCAAAGACCGCACGGACATTCAGAAAGCCAAGGACAAAGAGACAGGCTTTAACGACCTGAACGACGACCGCTACACCATCTACGAGTGTCACGTTGACTTGAACCTTGAAGGTTACGAAGACGCGGACGACGAGGGTGAAGAGACCGGCATCATGCTGCCGTACGTTGTAACCATCATTAAGGGCACAAATGACATTCTGTCCATACGCCGCAACTGGAATGAAGACGACGAACTTCGCCTCAAGCGCCAGCACTTTGTACACTACCAATATATCCCCGGATTCGGCGCTTATGGTTTTGGACTCTTCCACCTTATCGGCGGTTTTGCCAAGTCGGCCACTAGCCTTATGCGTCAATTGGTTGACGCAGGAACGCTATCTAATCTTCCCGGTGGACTCAAGTCACGCGGACTTCGCATTAAAGGTGATGACACACCGATTGCCCCCGGAGAGTGGAGAGACGTCGACGTAGCCTCTGGCAACATCCGTGACAGCATCCTGCCCCTGCCCTACAAGGAGCCAAGCAACACGCTGTACAACTTGATGCAGACCATCGTTGATGAAGGCCGCCGCTTCGCCGCGACTGCTGACATGAAGGTCTCCGACATGAGCGCGAACGCGCCTGTGGGCACAACGCTGGCACTGCTGGAGCGCCAGCTTAAAGTCATGACGGCTGTTCAGGCCCGTGTGCACTTTGCTCTGAAGCAAGAGTTGAAGCTGCTCAAGAACATCATCCGCGACTACACAGACCCAGACTACACGTACGACCCAGAGTACGGCAACCGCAAAGCCAAGAAGACTGACTACGACTTGGTGGACGTGATCCCCGTGTC